TTTTTTATATAAATAGTATATGAATATTAAAAGGAATACATAATGGCTAGTTTATTTACACCAGATGAATTTAACACCGCACGACCGAGTAATTATCAACTTGTATTCCAACGTCTCCCGGGTGTTACATTTCACCTTCAAACTGTATCGCTTCCAACGGTGACAATTTCAGAAATTGATGTTCCAAATCCTATGGTTGAAATGCAGGTTCCGGATGTTCATATCAATTATGATAATTTAAATGTTTCATTCCTAGTCGACGAAGGCTTCTTTAACTGGAATGAGATTCATATATGGATGACCGACTTCTGGAACCCAGAACGTGGCGGCATTACTTCAAATATAAATGAGTTAATGACCGACGCGACTCTACATATTTTATCAAATAATGGCAATCCTCTAAGAGAGATTGTTTTTCATGACTGCTGGCCTACTTCTTTATCGGCCGTTGAAATGACTACTATGGCGGATGCAGAACCAATCATGTGTGATTTAGATATTAATTATACCCATTTTACTATGAAATAAGTTTGTTTACTTTTATGACATAATATGTTATAATAGTAATATTGATGAGGAATATATATTATGAATCTTGACGAATATCAAGAAATGGCAGAAAAAGATTGTGAAATGGATAAGAATAAACTGGACCGAAAGGCCGCAGAAATTCCTGTCATTACCGCTAAATATCTCCGCTTTCTATCCAAAGAAAAAATCAAACTCAAAGCATTGGAACAACAACGTTCTAAAGTCTATCGTAATAGATATGCATATTACGCTGGATATCTTGACGATTGCTATCAATATGTACTACAAAAAAATGAAATAAAGGCTTTCCTTGAGGGTGATCTAGATTTATTGGAGGTCGAGGCACGGGTGGAAGTTCAGAAAGTCATGGTAGATTATTTGACCGAAGTTATCAATACATTAAATCGTATGGGATTCTCAATCAAGAATTGGATTGATTTTAATAAATTCCAGGCCGGTGGGTTTTAGTGCTATATTTAACTAAACATAATGATGTATATATTAGAATAGAAGTTGACGATCCTGGAATCTTGTTTGAATTAGACGATTACTTCAAGTTTAGAGTTCCAGGCTATCGCTTCATGCCAGCATTTAAGACCGGACAATGGGATGGATTCGTTCATCTATTCTCCACTCGTAATAGGGTATTATATATTGGATTGATAAACCATATTGAAAAATTCGCCAAACACTATAAGATAAAATACACCGTATCACCTGAACTAGATGAAGCATTTTCTATTGATTATGAATATGTCACACCGGAGCTTGAACTAAATGTAAAAGGCGTGGGTATAATCCCTTATGATTATCAGGAAGCGTCTGTGCGTTTCGCCATTGAGCGCAAGCGTGGCATCATTTTAGCACCAACATCGAGCGGTAAGTCTTTGATTCAATATCTTATTGTCCGTGAATGGATGAAGAGTGTTGATAAGATATTAATTCTGGTCCCCACCATCTCGCTCGTTAAACAACTATCTTCCGACTTCCTAGATTATTCTTCCACCGATGATGACTTCGATGAATCTATGGTTCATCAAATCTCGGGTGGTAAAGAAAAGGATGCAGAGTCTCAAATATATATTTCTACATGGCAATCAATTTTCAAACAACCTAAAGATTATTTTGATAAGTTCGGTGCCATCATGTGTGATGAAGTTCATACGGCGAAGGCCAATTCCATTACTAAAATACTAGAGAAGTTAAGTGATTGTCCTCTCCGCATAGGCCTTACCGGTACATTATCGGCCGATGATACTAAAACAAATAAATTAGTCCTCGAGGGTTTGTTCGGCCCCGTCTATAATGCTGTTACTACCAAGAAGCTTATGGATGATAAGACCATCGCGCCCCTTAAAATTAAATCCCTACTATTAAAGTATGGCGAAGAGGATACTAAAAATTGTAAGAAGCTTAATTATCAACAAGAGATAGACTGGATTGTTACTCACCCGGCACGGAATGAATTCATAATTAGACTTGCTCTGTTACAGAAAAGGAATACTCTTATATTATTCAATTTTGTTGAAAAGCATGGAAAGGTATTATATGAGATGATTAAAGACGCTGAATCAGAACGTCCAGTATACTTTGTATCTGGAGAAGTTGAAGCTGATGATAGAGAGGAAATTAGACGATTGACTGAAGGTCATAGTAATGCTATCATCATAGCATCGATGGGTGTATTCTCCACCGGTGTAAATATTAGAAATCTCCATGTAATGATATTCGCCCACCCAAGTAAGTCTCGGATAAGGGTGCTACAGAGTATTGGTAGAATCCTGCGTAAATCCGATAATAAAGACACCGCGATAATGTTCGACCTCGCGGATGACCTCCGCCATAAGAAACATAAGAACTATGGATTGAAGCACTGGGAGATTCGAATTAAGACCTACAATGAACAAAAGTTTGACTACGAAATATCAAAAATACGTTTACAATAACCCACTTTTATGTTATAATATAATCATATGCCAAAAAAATTAAAAACAAAAACAAAACCAAATCCCGCCCACTATATAGACAACAATCTCTTTTTAGAGCAGATGTCTACATTCGTGGATGAATGTGCAATATCATTTGATAAGGGGGAGAAGAGACCTATTATATCGGATGAAATAGCCATATCATTCATGAAAATTGCCAGGAAGTTGGCGAATAGACCTAACTTCATTGGATATACTTGGAGAGAGGATATGATTTTAGACGGTATTGAAAATTGTATTAGATACTGTCATAAGTTCGACTATAATAAATCAAAGAATCCATTCGCATATTTTTCTCAAATCTGTTTCTTCGCTTTTTTAAGAAGAATCGCTCAGGAAAATAAGCAGATTGATACTAAGTCTAAGGTATATGATACAAAATTAGACAACGGGGGTTATTATCACCTCGATAAACAAGACGCGGGTGATATGAAATATTACTCTGAACACGCTCCTTTAGAGCATTTTAATAGGGAAATTAAATGAATGTAATTAGTGAATATTATAAAGATGATGATAAAGCGATAGTCCATAAAGATGGGAAAGACTTCTGTATATCATTCGTAGATTATAATGGTATGGAATATGGTTTTGAACGATTTGTTGGTAAATCAATATATTATGTAGAAGATGCTGGTGAAAACTGGGCACTGGGAGTTAAGAATGACGTTAGGTAATTTAACAAAAGAACAAATGGCACGTATTATCTATTCATTGGATTTTACTATGAAGAACGATCCGACCGGTATTGCTGGTATAAGGGAAACCGCTCAATGGGTTCAACTTCAACGAGATGAACAACAGAAGGGCGGCCCCTGGAAAAAGAGATTAAGAGAGGCCGGCTACACTATATGAAGATAGCTTTAATTACCGATACACACTATGGCGCTAGAGGTGATAGTGCTCTATTCGCCGACCACATGGAAAAATTCTATTCAGACATTTTCTTTCCATATCTAGTGGAGAATAATATCAAAGAGATTATTCATCTCGGTGATGTGTTCGATAGAAGGAAGTATGTAAATTTCTATACCCTTAAAAGAGCAGAAGAGATGTTCTTTAAAAGACTTGAAGAGTTTGATATTAAGGCCAATATCAATGTAGGCAATCACGACTCATATTTTAAGACAACGATTGAAGTTAATTCACCGGATAGGTTGCTGGGTAATAGATTTAATATCATTAATGAACCTACAACTATTCATGATAGTATAGATATTATACCGTGGATTTGTGATGATAATGAAGATGAGATATTGGATTTTATCAAGGGTTCTAATTCAAAATATTGCTTCGGTCACTTCGATCTTGCCGGCTTCTTTATGCACTCTGGTATCAAATCACAATACTCATCACGATCATCTCATTTTCTTAATAGATATGAAAAGGCGTTCTCTGGACACTTTCATACTAGAAGTAATGATGGTCATATCCACTATATAGGTTCCCCATATGAAACAACGTGGGCGGACTTTAATGACCCCAAGGGTTTTGCTATATTTGATACCGAGACTGGCGAGCATGAATATATCGACAACCCTATTAACATTTTTGAAAAAGTGGTATATAATAATGGTATAGAGGATATTAATTCATACTCGAATAAGATCATTAAACTATTCGTAAAGAAGAGAGATAGTTTTCCAGACTTTGATAAGGCGGTGCATAAATTAGATAAAGTGGCGGTTGATGTTAATATCATTGAAGAGATTGACGATTCATTATTATTATCGGATGGTGAGATTGAAGACTTTGAAGCGGTGGACACTCTAACATAC